TGATATATTTGCAAATGATGTATGCAGCAGATATTCAAGAAAAGATAGAGAAGGTAATTTTAATAAAGAAACATTTTCTATAAGTGAAATAATACCAACAAGCGACCACACAGCAACAGTAGTATTTAAAAAAGATACAGGTAAATTAGCGGCATTTTTATTTTACTTTATTAATAGGGGTGCTTCTAAAGGATGGAAATATCTTGTACCTACTGATTCTCATATAACAGGATTTAGAGCATTTGAATATTATAAGCTGCAAGTAGAAAGAAGTAACTATAAACATAATTTTGAATAAAGAAATAGTACAAGAATTTTACCTGCTTGCTTTAGTAGATATAACAAATGGTAAAGACATAGCAGAACTTGAAGAAGCTATAGACCTATACGAAGAAGAAGAAGAATATGAAGCGTGTGCAGGAATACTAAAAGCAATACACGAATCAGGATATTTAACAATAAAAGATATAATATTAAAAATAGAAGATGAACAAGGATACGATTAAACAAATAGTAGAAAGCTACTTTGAAATAAACATAAGTAGAAACACAAGGAAACGCCAATACGTAGAAGCACGTGCTATATATTTTAAACTATGTAGAGAATTTACACAATTAAGTTTAGGGCAAATAGGTAAATCAGTAAACCGTGACCACGCATCTGTACTACACGGAGTAAGAAGTATTAACACTTGGGTACAAGTTGACAAAAGAATGAACAACAGTATGCGTATTCTAAGAAACAAAATAATAAACTACCAAATAGAAAAAGATGAAACGGTAGAACTAAATGAATCAATAGTACTTAAATACATTGAACTAAAAGAACAGGTAAAAAGTCAACAAGAAACAATAGACAAACTAAACATAGACCTAATTGAAATAACAGAAAAGCACACAATAAGGGAAAGGTTCTATGAAAAGTGTGGGTTTATAGGATAGTGTAGAATAACAAAATATTGATAATGTTATTGTTAGAATAGAATCATTAATGAAATTTTTTGATTATGGACAAAAGAAAGTTTAACGGTGGTAACAAATCAGCAGGTAGAAAACCTAAAGCTGAAGAAGTAGCACTTATAGAAAAGCTAACACCACTTGAACCATTAGCGTTTGATGCATTGAAGAAGGGACTGGAAGAAAAGGATTTTAAATATGTCCAGTTATTCTATAATTACTATGCAGGTAAACCACGTGAAACAAAAGATATTAGTATCAACGAAGATTTACCAATATTCTTATAGATGCAGGTTGCAAGAACCAAAGCACTAAATAAGTTATTAGAATTAGATAAAAGAATACGAGTAGTTAAAGGCGGAACATCAGCAGGAAAAACTATTTGTATTTTACTTATCCTAATAGACTACGCCATAAGAAACGAAGGTAAAGAAATAAGTGTAGTATCTGAATCTATACCACATCTTCGTAGGGGTGCTTTTAAGGACTTCTGCCAACTTCTAAAAGGTTTAGGTAGGTATAATGATAGCCAATTAAATAAAAGCGTTTTAAAGTACACATTTACGAATGGTAGTTATATAGAATTTTTTAGTACTGACCAACCTGATAAATTGAAAGGGGCAAGAAGAACAGACTTATATATAAATGAGTGTAACAATGTACCCTTTGATGCTTTTAATCAACTCGCAATAAGAACATCAGGAAATCTGTGGTTAGATTATAACCCTTCCAGTTTATTTTGGGTAGACAAAGAAATAATAGGGCAAGAAGATGCAGACTATATAACCCTAACATATAAAGACAACGAAGCACTTGATCAAACTATTGTAAAGGAAATAGAGAAAGCTAAAGAAAAGGGTAAAACATCTACGTATTGGGCAAACTGGTGGCGTGTATATGGTCTTGGTGAAGTTGGAAGTCTTGAGGGTGTGTGTGTTCCTGACTGGAAAGAAATAGATAACTTACCACAAGAAGCACGTTTGTTAGCTTATGGTATGGATTTTGGTTATAGTGTAGACCCTACAACATTAATAGCTTTGTATAAATGGAACAATGCCTATATCTATGATGAAGTTTTATATAAGAAAGGAATGCTTAACAGGGACATTAGCAGGTTCTTATCACAAGCTGATATAAAAGAAAACATTGTGGCTGATTCAGCAGAACCAAAATCAATAGCAGAACTGCAAGGGTATGGTCATAATATACACGGTGTAACTAAAGGTAGGGATTCAGTAGTATATGGTTTAAACCTAATGAACCAAAATGAAATATACGTAACAGCAAGAAGTAAGAACCTTAAACGTGAATTAGGTGGGTATGTATGGGCAAAGGATAAAGAAGGTAACCAATTACAAAAACCATCAGGGTTACATCCTGACTGTATAGATGCTGCACGTTACGTATTAACAGACCAATTAGAAAACCCTAACAAAGGCGAGTATTATATTTATTAATTGTTAATTATTTGTTTATTAAATAAATAGTGTTATATTTGAGTATAATTAAAAACAAACAAAATGACAGAATTAATAAAAGAAATTAAAAAAATAAAACAAACTGATATGGATGGTGAATCTTTTTTACCTTATAAAAACTTAACAGAAAAAGGATTTATTAATAACGATACCCTTAAAGAAAGATTAAATAATACAAAAGATTTAATAAAAAAAGGTTGGACAATAAAATCATCAATTAACTATTACTTTTAAAAACACAGGGGGGGCAACCCCCTTTTTAATTAACCAATATTTATATTATGAAAACAAAGAATAGAATTGAAACCAGAATACTAAAAGCAATGTTTAGCTATAAGAATATAATAGTTGCTTCAGCTTGGGGATTAACAGCTTACGCTTCTATGTACGCTTGGATGTATTTAATAATGTTTATATTTGAATTATAGAATGCGACAAGCGTGTTGGTACGAAGAAATATATGTAGTGCAAAAGCCTACTGTAAAAGGAACGTTTAAAGGTTCTGATGTTACCCTTCACATAGACTACAAAGGTAAAAACAAAGTAGAAGGTAATGGTACTACATACAAACAAAACAGTACAGTATTAGAAGATAAGATAGAAGAAGCATATCAATATGCATATAAAAGGTTTATATTAAAAGAATAGTTTGGGCAGCTATAAATGTCTTTTCATTTTGTTAGTAGGATTAGGGGTTGCAGTAATGTGATCCTTTTTCTATTTATACAAATTACACTAAAAGTTATTGTATTAATATGAAGATTGAAATAAACGTACCTGATAGCCTAAAAGAAATTACATTAGGGCAATATCAAAAGTTTGAAAAGATAAACATAGAAGAAAATAAGGATACTACGTTTCTGCTTCAGAAGATGGTACAGATATTTTGCAGTCTTGATTTAAAAGATGTGGCAACAATCAAATACAAAAGCGTACAGGAAATAGCACTACACTTAAACAAGGTGTTTGATACAAAGCACGACTTAATACCAACCTTTGAAATAGGCGGTGTTAAATTAGGTTTTATACCTGTACTTGATGATATGACATTAGGCGAATATATAGACCTTGATAATAATTTAGGTGACTGGCAAACAATGCACAAAGCAATAAGCGTTTTATACAGACCAGTAACATTTAGCAAAGGACATAAATACCAAATAGAAGATTACAAGGGAATAGTAAATGATGAAGCTATGAAACAAGCACCTTTAGATGTAGTCTTTTCTGCTTTGGTTTTTTTTTATCGTTTAAGCAACGAATTAACGAAAACTATCCTGAACTTTTTACAGAAGGAAACGAACAAGAAACTAACTACACAGCAGAAGCAAACTTTGGGGTTAAGTGGGGATGGTATCAATCCTTATATGGACTCGCTCAAAAAGATGTTGCCAGATTTGACACGGTTACTAAATTAAATGTACATCAATGCCTTATGTATTTAGCATTTGAAAAGGAAAAAATACAAATAGAAAAACAATTAATAAAACGTAGATGAAAGGTTTTTACAATTTAACAGATAAATTAAAAGATGCACTACTTGCAGAACCATTTGTAAATACAGTTACGTTTGGAAGTTTAGATGATGTAGATTTAAACAAGCAAACAATCTTTCCTTTGTCGCATATCATAGTAAATAATACAACTGTAGGTAGTAAGACTTTAACATTCAATGTAAGTATATTGGCAATGGATATAGTAGATATTAGTAAAGAAGCTACTACTGACATATTCGTAGGAAACGATAACGAACAAGACGTACTAAACACACAACTGGCTTTACTAACAAGAATAATAAACACCTTACAACGTGGTGACCTATACACAGAACTTTATCAAGTAGAAGGTGATGTAAACTGCGAACCATTTGTAGATAGGTTTGAAAACAAGTTAGCAGGATGGGCAGCAACATTTGACGTATTAGTACAAAACGATATGACAATATGCGACTAAAGAAAACAGAAGCAGCATTAGAAGCATTTAAAAACTTTGTCATACAACAGGCACGTACAAGGTTAACTAAAAGCAAAAAGAACGTTTCTAAAGAACTTTATAATAGTTTGAAGGGTAATGTAAAGGTTATGCCAAATTCAATCAACGTAGACTTTGAAATGGAAGATTACGGATTGTTCCAAGATAAAGGTGTAAGTGGTAAAGAAAAGAAATACAATACACCATATTCTTACACTACCAAAATGCCACCTGTAAAACCATTAGCGGATTGGGCAAAGAAAAAAAGTATAAGATTAAGAGATGATAAAGGAAAGTTTAAAAAAGGTAACTACAATACAATAGGATTTTTAATAGCAAGAAGCATATACAGAAAAGGAATTAAACCTTCTTTGTTTTTTACTAAACCATTTGAACAAGGCTTTAAAAAACTACCTAATGAATTAGTACAGCAGTTTGGTTTGGATGTTGAAGATTTCCTTGCCTTTACATTTAACGAAGATAGATTAAGATGAGTACAAAAATAAACGTAAGAAGTCCATTTTATTTACACCTTATAGAACCAAGTCCCCCATTACCTGATTACGATTGTACGATTGCAGGGTTAGCAGGTTTTGCAGTAGACAATCAAGGTATTATTACTTTACCAAGTCCTGCTGTTGGTGTAATAGATTCTATATCAAGTGATGATGGTGATTTTGCAAATAACAAGTTTCCAACAGAAAACACGGACACATCAAGAACAATAAAAATTAAACTATTTA